GTTAGGTTCTGCGCAGCAATCACATCAATCTTCTTTTCGAGCTTGTCAATGGCTTTGTTTTGTTCCTCTTTCATCACATTTAACTTGGTGTTGAATTCGTCTTTGGTTTCTTTAATAGAATCGCCTAGCATTGTTACCTCCCTTTTATGATATGATTCGACTTTACCCAGTGCGGTTGACACCTTTACTACATCGCGCTTCAATGCGTAGTACAAACCCGTGAGCGATACCGCTCCACCAATTATTGTTATGATATCTCTTGGCTGAATGTCCATGATTATAGTATTGCAAAATATATAGTAGAAAAAGCCAACGCTGTGACACCTAAAGTCATGGCCGTGTTAGTAATTATTAACCGCCTGTTGCGTTTCTTTAAATCCTTAATCTCGTTGTCTTTCTCAGTGGCAATAGCCTTATCAATGCTTTGCTTGTTTTTGTAGATTTCGGCTAGCGTTTCATAACTATCCGCTTGAATGCCTGTAATCTTTGCGTAGTATGTAACTTTTAACCGCTCCATTTGGTATAGGCTGTCGATTTCCTGCGCTGTGTTATACCAGTACAACATGCTATTGTAGTTGAGACTGAAAAGTTGCTGATCGTAAGTTGTAAGTTCGGGTGTAAAATCCTGCTTTGAGTAGGCTGTCCGATTTTTTGAGCGTTGTGCGGAACTGATTGTTGGTAGCAGAAGGAGTAGCAGAAAGAATGTTGTAAGTTTCATTGCGGTAAATTTCATTGGTAATTTGTTGCTGTTGAATGATGGTGTCTTGATGCATGTTGAGCGAATCAATCTTAATGAATAGGCTATCGGTCTTGGCGTTGTTGACTTCAATGATTTGGTATAGTGAATCATTTACTTCCTGTAACCTTTTTATAGCAGGATTTGTTACAGGTTTGTTGCATGTGCGCACCGTGAACACTATGGCTAGTGCAAGAATTGCAATACCCAGTCCTATTAAGAGCTTTGTCCTTTTTTCCATCGTGTAATGTGTAAGTTTTTAGATAGTGGGCGAATCTTGTAGTACACCCCATCGCGTGTGCGACTATCGCGCATGCCCTGTTCATTGGTGTTGCCTTCAATGGTGCGCACTGAATACTTGCCTACCTTGTCAACTATGCCTGTGTGCCCTATGCCCTTGTACCTTTTACCTTTAAAGCTGTTATAGCTTAACGTCATAACCAGTGCATCCTTGTCACTGAATGCTTGCACGAACTTTCCCTCGGTAAAAATTACATCCTTACGATTGTAGGCCGTAGGTGACCAACCTGTGATAGTATGCGGTATGCCACACTCGTTAAGCATAGCCATGACAAAGAATGAACACCATGCATAGCCGGGCTTCCAACCTTCCTGCTTCATTAGCACAAGCAGAGCCTTGTCGTTAAAGCCCATGTTGTTGCCGCCCTTTTCCTTTACACCAACAAATGACGAAGCCGTTACCCTTACGCAGTAACCGTCATCAGCATGTGTAAAATATACAGGTATGCAGCAAAGTAGAACGCATATAAGAGCAGGTATAACACAACCTTTTGCCATGTGGTTAGATAGGTGTTTATTTCATACTTAACTTCTTTGTTGTATATCTCCCGTTGTAATGCACGAAAATTGAACCTGATGCCCAAGAACACAACGAAGTTGGCAAAGACCATCACCATTGCAGCCAAGACCATATATTGAATGTATTCGGTGCTTATGAGTGCATCACCAAAGTAGGCAACGGACACCGTGCCCGATACAGCAAATAGCAAAAAGGCAAGTGGTATTGACCAAAAGCCATCGAACAATTGCAGCTTATAGCGCAATCCTTTTACATCAACCTTATTTGGTTGTGGGTTTGGCTGCTTCTTTGTTGCCATTGGCACGTAATTTTAGTGATAGTTCACGCTCATACTTGCGTAAACGCTCGGTATAATCTTGCTTTAGTGTCTTCTTTTCACTCATGGTATTCTGTTAATGATATTACGAGAGTAGGTAGGACGGAATGAAGTGGACGTGTTGCCCGTGCTGAACTGGTAATTTAGCGTGTTGGTTACGTCTGTTCGTGGTGAACGGTCAGGCCATTGCGCTGTTGAGTATTCAGGAAACAAACTGCTGTTAGCACATAGGTAATCGACAAGCAAAGTAGTGTAATGCTGTGCGTTTTGTCTTGCACGATCTATCATGTCCTTCATAACCGCATCCGACACCGGCACAGTGTCTTCAGATTGGCGTTGCACTAGCGTGCCATTGTCCATTCGGTAGCAAAGGTTTGGTGTAACATCCACCATAACCCACCACAGGAGCATCTTTTGAATGTAACTCTCAAGTAATACTTGATAGTTGCCCGATATTGTGTTAGCCGCTACATCGGTCTTAATCTTATTAAGCAAATCAGTTCCCAAAAAGGGAAGTAACCACTTGTCCTGTGCTAAATAGATTGATGGGTATAACAGGTTAGGGTCAACACTTCCGTTCACCGTGCTATACTTCTTGATATAGTTCTCTGAGATTAGTAATACTTCTGGCATAGTTGTAATTATTTATTTGCGAAACGTGGGTTATCAGGAAGGAAGCCTTCATAAGGCATATCGCGTGGCTCTTGTGCTACCTTAGGATTATTGCGCACCTTATAACCTGCTTTCTTTACTCGCGCATCCATTGCTTCGCGAATGTTTGGATTGGTTAAGTCCAAACCAAAACCTTTCGCACTGGCAAAGGTCATCTTCCGCCACACGTGGCCACATGCCCCGCCGCCCTTGTAGAGCCACACCGAATATGTGTCAGCCCCTCGCGGCCCCCATCCTTCATTAACTATTTGCTTGCCCATTTGCATGATATCTTCTTTGCGATATAGCTTATCGGCAGCAATCATCTTGCGACAAAACTCACGTGAATTCGCTTTAATATCTCCGCTGTATTTGTAACGGGTATAGAACTTCACATCGTCAATAGTTTTGTCTTGGGTAGAGCTTGCATTTGGTCGCGCAGTCCCTGTGCTTGTCTTAGCAAAGTTGTGTGCTTCTATGCTTTCGTTGTCTGCATCGTCCGTGTCATAGTCAACATCGTACTCATCAATCAACACCCAGTCTTCGTCTTGGTCTTCACCCAATGCAATCAACGCATCTGCTACCTTGTTATCATCAAAGTCAGCAGCAGCTACTTTTTTTTTTAACTCAACACTTGATTGAATCACTTCAGTCGGTTGCAGCGTGCCGGGTAGAACATCGGCAAAGATTGCATCAACTGTTGCAGGTGGTAATGTTGGGAATGCAGCTTGTACGATTGCCTTAGCACTTGTCACAGGTACAGCACCCGCAGCACTTTGCATTACGATGTCAACAAGCGATGTAATCTGCGCACCATTCAAAGCGGTTGCTGCAACATCGGCTGTTGTGCCGCCTGTTGTATCGGCAACAACTTCAGCCTGTTCAACTGCAAGTGGTGTGTTCGCTATAATCTCAAACGTTACACCCGGCAATTGATTGCTCAATAGTTCCTCGATGCTAGTGTTTATCTTTTCTTGATACGGCTCAATGACCTGCTTATTGAATATCTCCAAGCCCGTAGCCATCTCATCTTTGTTGCTACCAAAGCCCGATGTTTCGCGTATACCGAAAAGCAGCGGAGTAGTTACGCGGTGGGCTGTAATAATCTTTTGAGTTGCGGTGGTATCCATTAGTTGATACTGCTTGTCCGCATCGTTTACAGGGAATGGTGTAATTTCAGTCTTTGGTTGATCGCGCTCGTTAAAGAACATCACAACCTTTCCTGCATTACGCGCACCACTCATCTTGTTCTCCCAGTCCATCATCATTTGTTGCTTCTGCTCAGGCGTTGCTTGGCCGTTGTAGAAGTTAATAATGGTCGATGGGAAAAGACCGTTTGAAATTTGGTTGATATGGAATATAGAAATTTGCTTATCTAATTCGATGTAGTTAATAGCAGACCAATAGTCAGGACGTGGGTAGGTGTCACTACCTGTATAAGTAAAACACCAATAGATTTGACGTGGCTCCTGTTCACGTGTTAAGTAGTTGTACTTAGGAATGAACTCAGGTGTGTTCTTTTTCTTGCGCGTATTGCTCCAATCGTAGCTGTGAAAGATTCCTATTTCGCTATCGTCGTCCTGATTCACCGCGATGCGGCACTCCTCGAATGGTATCGCGTTAAGCTTTGATATAACCGTGCGGTCATTGCTCCAAATCACTTCAATAAAAAACCCACCAAACAACTTTAAGTCATGCGCGGTTGCATAGGTCAAAGTATTTATGTCAAGTGCATCCAGTTCGGCTTGGTATTGCTCCGACTTAATTCCCTTTCCGGCTATCATGTCACCAATGGCAACAACGAGTGAACCATGCACTGGAGATTCGTGAGCAAGGTCGCGTAGGTATTGCGGAAAATCATTTTGGTCACCGTAGTTTACCCAACCTTTGCGGTCAACTTTCTCGGCATCGCTCTTAGCAACATACTCGCTAAGCTTCAATGATACTATATTCGATTCGTTATGGCTCATAGATAATGTCATTTGGTATTGTTACAACAGGCACATCAAACCACGTTGTATTGTGATTCAATACAGCATATCCACGCTGACACAAACCAATAACAAGACCGCTTGCCGGGTCAATATTGCTATTAGAATTCTGTCCATATACTTCATACCTGTACCTGCCCGCTAAGGTAAGGCCAACGGTTGTTATTTCAAGTTGTGTAATTCGTGTATTCTCGTTAACGATGGTTGCAACCTGTGCAAGTTGATTACCCGTTGTGCTGTTTTCTTCGTGTGTTAAGACCAACAAATAGTTGGTGAATGGTGTGGCAAAGTATTGCCGTGCTTCGTCAAGTGACAAAAACACTTGCTGTGTTGGTGTGTTAGTCTGTAAATATATCATGCTACTTTATTTAAAAAGGGGCAAGTTAAAACCTGCCCCTTTTACGATACAACAAGAACACAACGGAAAACTATCTTAGTAAGCAGGGCTTACAGTAATACCAGCGAAGTTGTCGAAAGGTACTGTTGTGAATGGCTCAAGGTGGATTGCAGGAACAAGTTCTTCTGCAACCGTAGTCACTTGATAACCCATCAAATCTGCTTTCTGCTGTCCCGATTGAACGGTACCGGCAGTAAGCTGTGAACCTTCACCTGAACCAATCATCAAGATTTGGTCATCGTTGGTGCGTACAAATACAATCATCTTAGCCTTTGCAACGTTCAAGAACTCGTTGCGCATGTCTTGATTCAACTTACCGAAAGTCCATCCAACCTCTTGAGAAAAGTAAAGTGTACCTGTTTCCAAGTTCTTGTTTACAGTCTCAATGTAAGAACCGCTGTTGCGGAATGGAACGTAACGATATAAAGTTGCAGTAGGCAATCCATCAACTTCACCTGTTACAGCATCAAAGGTGATGCCCGATGTGAAGTCATCGAAGTTAGCAATAAGTACCTCGCGTACCCCGCCGATACCTTCGAGGCACCCTAAGGTAAAGCCGGTAGTCAACTCACAAGCCATAGTAATTTTTTTTTATTAGTTAGTTAAAGGGGGCTGTTACACCCCCGTTATTATTTATGCTCCCCAGTAGGTGATGTCTTCACCAACTGCAATCTGCGCACCGAGGTAGAAACGTGCGCCGTAACGAACGTTTTGTGATCCATCCAAGTTCTGCATGTCCAAGATGAACACTTCGTTCATTTGGTTCTCTTGCCATGTACCAAGCATCAAGTTGCTAGGTTGAGCGAAGATGATATTGTTTGCAGTCATACCCGGGCAAACGTAGATATCGTACATACCTACGAAACGACGGTTAACTTCAGGGCCACCTGTCAAGTACCAACCATTGCCATCAGCAATCTGTGCTTGCATGTAAGCTTCCCATGCAGCCTGTCCCATGTAGATAGCTGGCTTTTCAGCAGCACCTTTTACAGCGGCAGGAGCAGTGTTGATTACGTCCCAAATAGTAGCGATAATGTTAGTGTCGCTCAAAGCGCCTGAACCCGCGGATACAGCACCTGAACCACCCGCCTTAATCAAAGTTTCGAAACCATCGTATTGGCCCGCTGTTGCGTTAACACCTGACCACATGATTGTTTCGTTAGCGGCAGCAATACCACCAACCAAACGGCCAATAATTGCATCTTGGATTTGTGTGTTTACACGGCCGCTCATTACATCGGCAGTTGTCCAGTCAATGAAGAAATCTTTTTTACAGATTTGACGCTGAACTTGGAATTCTTCCAAGGTCAAGATGCGCTCAGTCAAAGTGATTGTACCTGTTGGGGTAAAGTCACAAGTGCCTGCTGCAAATGTCACGGTGTCATCAATTTTACGTACCACTGATTTGTAAGGTACGTTTGGCTTCATTGTCACGTACTGTGCAGAAACGTTAGACAATAGTGCCTTTGCTACGATTTCACCAGCTAATTCACCTGCATAGGTGGTGGTGAGTGAAGTTGTTGTTGGCATACTAAATTTAAATTATGAGGTGAATTAATTTACTTTTTTGAACGAATGCT